TTAATTTTGTTTATTCGAGTTTCTTAAATATGTTCTTGCTAAATATACAATAGTGAATTTTTTTATATCATTATCATTTAATAACATATTCATTCTATGAACAGATTTTTCTCCATTAGCCTTAGTTTCGAATGCGGGTAGTCTCTCAAAGTCTTTTTCTGATTTGAGTAATCTATTAAAATTATTAAACCATGCTTCTACATATTCAGATGCAGAATTATAATCTTCTTTTCGAACATTGTATGTTTTATTTTTGCCTCCAACAATTCCATTGAAATTTGCCATTCCAATATTTTTATTAAGAATTACGCTACACTTATTCATAATTACATTTTTATTTTGTTTTATATACTTTTCAACTTGATTTAAGTCTTCGATATTCACATTATATACCTACTTTCTCTAATTTATTCATCATATCTTTTGCCATCTGATCAGTAACATGTGTGTATATCTCTAAGGTGGTTTTATAGTCCGAGTGTCCTACACGCTCTTGTATAGCTTTTAGGTTAATCCCTAATTGCGCAAGTGTGGATATATGCGTGTGACGTAATGTGTGCGTCGTTACAGACTTCTTAATGGAACTAATCTCAGTAGCCTCTTTGATAATGGTGTTTATTTTGTTCAAGTCGATAGGGCTACCAGCTGTATTTGTGAATATGTACCCTCTATCAATAAAATTGTCATTCCACTGGTTTTCTTTCTTGTTTTCTAAAATAAGCGTTTTAAGTAAGTTAATACTTTGGGTAGTGATTCCGATGGTTCTATAGCTTTTACTTGTTTTAGTGGTCTCTTTTACTCCAAATGCTCCCGTTTCTTTATCAGTTACCCAATTAATTGTACCGTCGATATCTAGAGTTTTATCTTCATAGTTTATATTGTCTGATTTAATAGCAAGTAGCTCGCCGATACGCATGCCATTGGCAATTTGAAACTGTACTATAGCTTTAACCATATTGTAGTTACGTTTACGAGATGAATGGTTTTTATGCTTAATTAGATAATCAAAACACTCCAGTAATTCTTTAACTTCGCTATCCTCTAAATAGTTATTACGTTTAGCTTGTAGCTCATCCCTAGTTTTAGCTTTTTTAGGGATATCAATTTTATCTAGTACACTTATATCTTGTAGATCATAGTATTTAAACGCATATTTGAACACAGAACGAATAATGATAACTAGTGATTGAACATGACCTTTACTATGTAATTTAGCCCACTCATTAATAATATCTTGTAGGTATGTATGTGTGATGTTGTTTATCAGCACTTCTTTATCAATAGAATTTTTAACTGTGTTTGTATTACTTACTTTTTCTTTAATGGTTGTAGCCTTTGAACCAGAATGATTTTTATAGTACTCTAACCACTCATCACATGCAGCATGGAAAGTTAGTGACTTAAGTGTAGTAGGTGTCTTGTCATTTAGCTTAGCCTCTATACGCTCATTTAAGCGTTTCTGAGCCTCCTTTTGTGACTGTTTACCATTCTTATTAAGTACCACGCTTACACGTCGCCATTTGTTTGTGAGAGGGTCTTTGTACTTCTCATAATAGCGATATTGTACATTGCCATGTTTATTTGTGAATTTCTCATGCCACATTTATATCCCTCCCTATGTTATATATTCTATTGTATCTATTTATCTGCAATTTTATGTAACAACGCAATAATTTGTTGGTTTTGGTTTATTAAGGTTGTATTTTGTTCTTTTAACGCTTGATTGTCTTTTATTAAATCATCAAGCAATTTTATGAGAGCAAAATTTTGATTGATTTGTTCATAAGTGAATATAGTATCTGAATCTTTAGGGTTCATAGCTGTACTAGAAAGTCTAGAAAAGAAACTATCAATAAATTGACCTATGTTATTTACTTGGATTAAATCTTTTGTTGACTCTGTGACATTTGTCAGACCATGTTTTTTAAGTGTCTTGTTAATTGATTCGTAGTTATCTTGCTCATCGTTAGTATTAGAATCTTTTCGTAATTTATAATTGTTTAGAGCTTGTCTTTTTTCTAATATAGAAAACGCTTTATATTTTTTCTTCTCTTCTTTGCTTAATGTAGATAAATATTCTCCTTCAATCCATATTTCTTTCATAGTTAGCCTGTTATTAGGTAATTCTTTCATTCTACATACTCCTCTGTTTATATTATTCTTCTTTCTCTAATACTATAATCAGTATTAACATTACTGAAATAAGCATAATTGAACATCACACTAAGTGATAGTAAATTCTTCATGTTATGTGCGAGAGTGTCTCTTGTTATTTTTTTATAATTTATCTTCAATATCTTTATTTAAAGTGTTTAAATTTTCTAAATTTAAATTGCCGTTAGATATTTGATTTTTTATGGCTTTTTGAATATTTAATTTGTTTTTGAAATATCCATCAACTATTATTTCTATATTTTTTTTATCTGTTTCGCTCATTTCAATATTTTTGTAGAACTTAAAGTTATTAATATCCTTTAAATGAAAATGTATGTCATTTATAGGAATATCATAAAATGTTATTTCAGGTTTACTTTTAAAATTAATAAAATTGAATTCATAAGGAAGAGAGGATCTTTTCATAGAATCATAAACAGGGTGTATTCTCTCAATTAAAGATATTTGATTATTCGAAATTTCTTTGATTTCTCTAACATAAAAATTATATTCATCAGTAGTGTCAACGAGTTTAGAAAGGTAATCTTCTAAAAATTTATTGTCGGGTATTTTTTTTTGACCATTTTCAACTCCACTTATATGACTTTGAGAATAGCCAATTTTTATTCCTAAGTCTTTAGCAGTTATTTTTTTCTTTTTTCTAATGTTTTTTAAGAACTCCCCTAGCTCTTTAAGAGGATAATCTTGTTTATTCATTACTAAATCACCTCATAAATACTTTAACATTTTAGAGATAAAAAAGATATATGGTTATTCTTGACATTCTATGAAATAGCACTTACACTAAATTTAGAGATAAAAAGAATATATAAATATCTCTAATATCTCTAAAGCGTAAAGGAGGGCTAAAATTGCCACACACTAAATTGCAAGGTCTACCAAACACGGAAAATACAGCACTAGAGACAAAACAAATAGTTTTTCCAGTGAAATATGCAAAACCTAAATTGCTAAGTGAGTTATTTGGGTGTAGTTATTCAACAATTCGAAGATTATTGATTTCGTATGATGAAGATAATCTAGGTATCGAAAACTTATACATGGATATCAGTAGTACTTTAACACTGGTGAATGTAGAAAAATTTGAACAATTTCTCCAGAAAAAGCACAAAAAATATTTATAAGGAGCAATGAAGATGAGAAAACGTATTTTATATACTGGAACTATTTCCTTTTTAACATTGGCTAGTGCTCTATTACTTGACGTCTTTGTAGCGTCAGCCATATTTATTTTAGCGTCGGCATATGGATTAAATTTGGAGGTTGAATAAAATGAATCAAGAACAAATTGATGTATTAGAGTACGTAAATTATCAACTTAAAACAAGTATTTATAATCACTTTGAAAGTTATGAGCATACTGAATATAAAGATGGTCAGGAGGTAGTTTCACAAATTAATCGAGAAAAACATCTTGAATTAATAATGAAATGGGCAGTCCAAGAGTTAAAGAAAAATTTTAATATCAATGAGGAGAATGAATAAGATGAATAAATTAATTAGAGAAGATTACAAAAATATTGAAAATAAATTGAATTACGATCATATGGTAAATGGTAAAAAGCGCACTAAAAAAATGAGCAAACTACTACAAAAAGAATATCGTAGAGATGCTTCAATTATTAAAAGTGAATACCCTAGATTAAGTGATAGTGAGATATCAGAAGTTATTATGGATTACAGAAATTATAAAGAGCTTGTAAGAGCAACAGAAACCTTAATGGACTTCCCTATAAATTATGAAGATTCTAATATTCATAAATTAATTACTAAGAATGATGTTGAAGAATTAAAATGGGCAATCGAAGAAATGACGAGTTTTATTGAAAAGTTGGAGGACATAGAATAATGAAAATGGAAATTAGAAATTTATTTAGTGATTTAGAAGTATTGAAAGATAGATTTGAAGATTTAAAGGATAATCATGGTTGGCATTTTGATGAACATTATCCTTATGAAACAAATCATGTTTTAAATAAAGATGAGTTAATCAGAGAAGGATTTTCTTATCATGAAAGACGCATTCATGACGATCAGATGTTTGATTTGCTACATCTCTATACGCAACAGTTTGATCATATTCTTAAAAAGTTTCAAGAAATAGAAAAAACGTTACCTGATAACAATAGTTTGGCGACTAAATCAGATAACGCATAGAAATTTAATGTTTAACAAACAAAAGGGCAATTAAGAAATTGCACATATTTATTATAACATCATTGCTCTGTTGTTTCATTAGAGGTGAATAAATTGAACAAAATAAAGCTAGAACACGATACCCAAGTATCAGTGGTTTGGTATAACAACTTAGATTCTCGTTCTTTTAAAAATTTCTCGCAACCTAAATGGAGTGAGTTAGTTAATAGATTATCAATACCACAAAACAATACTAATAAGTATGCTCGTGGTGTCGCTGTATACGGCGATATAAAAGATGGTACGGATGAATATGGAAAAGAATATAAAAAATACCGTAACAATGACAATGTGATTTATCGTGATGTTCTAGTATTGGACTACGATGACATACCCAAGTTGAGACCACTGCATGATGCAATTACAGACACTTTAAAAGGTGTTGCGTGGTTTTGGCATACTACGTTTAATCATCAAACAGAAAGCCCTAGAATACGCTTGTATATCGCTTTGAATGAGCGTGTCAATGCAGATGATTACCGTAAGTATACAAAAGTGTTGGTAAATAAAATAGGTCATCCAGTAGATGAGGGGAGTTTTCAACCTAGCAGAGCGATGGCGCTGCCCGTATATCAACAAGATAAATATCCATTCTTACATCAGTACAATGATGCACCTATTTTGAATGTTGAGATACTAGAAAAGTGGTCGGAAGAAATTGAAAGGCAAACAGATCAATCAATTACAACTAACTTTAACAAGCGCGATGATGCTTATTGGCGTGATATTAGTTTTTCTGTTGCAAAGGGCAATCGTAATAATTCTTTAGCTAGTTTGATAGGACATTTATTTAGCCGACATGTAAATGAATACATTGTATACTCATATGCTTTGCTATGGGGACAAAATGCATGTAAGCCTCCATTAAAAGAACGTGAAATAAATGCTACATTTCAGTCTATTTTAAAGAAACATCGTAATAAATAGAAAGGGGGAAGTATATGGAACTAACTAAAGATGATATTCTTCACGAAATTGAAGAAGTTAAGCAAGAAAAAGATGCTATTCAAGAAGTTATTCCTAAAGGTTATGAAATTGAACAACATCAAAATGGTGTGGCGCTTTATCAAATTATTCCTAGTAAAAAAGATGGCGAACCAGATAAGAAAATATTTATCACTAATACAATTCCCCAAATCACTGAGCGATTCGAAGATATTGAAAGCAATGAAGTGAGTTTTAATATGCTTTTTTATGATAATCATTTACCAGTGAATTTAGGTGTTAGTGCTGAAGAAATATCTGACAGCCGTCAATTACTGAAATTAGTTAATCGAAAATTAGATGTAACTTCAACCACGTCAACTAGGTTGATTGATTATATCAATAAGTCTAAACGATATAATCCACCAGTAAATGTTAATGTGGCCACTCGTTTGGGTCATGTTAAAGGGTATTTTATTTATCCCTATCAAGAAGAAATGAAAAACAGCAATATAAAGTTGTTTAACAATGATAGAGGTTTTCAAAAGTTAATTGATTCGTTCCAAAGTAAAGGAACGCTTGAAAGTTATTCAAAAAACGTATTTAACCATATTAAGAACTTGCCAATGGTTATGGCCATGTTATATGCGTCACTTGGTTCAGTATTGTTACGTGAATTTGGACTACAGCCTTTCATTGTAGAAATCTCGGGCAGTACCTCAACAGGTAAGACATTCACATTAAATTTGGTTTCTAGTGTATGGGGTACAAGTGAACTTATTACTACATGGGGTTCTACGAAGAACAGTATTGAAGCAATGGCATCATTCTTAAATTCATTTCCAATATTTAAAGATGATACACGTAATACAAATCCCAAGTTTGTTGCTAATGCAACTTACAATTTCTCGAGTGGTGAAAGTAAATCAAGAAGTAATATCAATTTAACACTTAACGCTAAAAAAGAATGGCGAAATATAATGCTTTCTACTGGTGAGGCGTCTATTTCTAATATGGCAGACGAGAAAGCTGGTGTATCTGCTCGTGTAGTTACACTTCAAGATCAACCATATCCAGATAATTTTGATTTCACCACATTAGATAAAGCATTTAGAGAAAACTACGGTACGTTAGGCATAGCATTCATTAAGCAATATGAATCTAAACAAGAGACATACAAGAGTGCATTTGATAGTTATCAAAGGTACTTTAATCGAAAAGGTAGCAATGAAATCATGCAACGTTTAGGGCATGCATTCGCATTACTACAGGTTACTGGCGAAATTCTAAATGATATTGAGGGATTTGAACATGATCATTTTAAAATTATTAAACAAGCCTATGACAGTATGATTAGAAATAATAAGACGATTGATAAACCTAAGCAATTTCTAGAGGAAATACTGCAATATTTAGATGCGAATAGAAATAATATTGCTGGTGATGGTTATAGTTCTGTCAAAAATGGTGATATAAAAGCAATATATAAACGTGATTATTTATGTATATTAGGTCAAACTGTACACGATAAATTAGGACATGAAATACAGACAATTACAGGCCAATGGGATAAAAAAGGCTATTTAATAACTAGTAAAGACAGAATACAAAAAGAAGTTAGATTTAATTCTCAAAAAAACAGAGGGTATGCCATTAAAAATGAGATTGTAAAAGAATTAGGATTTGATTTTTCTAATTCACATAATCCATATAATTAAAAAGTCCCCGAAGTCTCCAAGTAGTCCCCATTAAAAAATATAATAGGGGACTGGATAAAAGTTATTGTATCAACACTCTAAACAAGTTAGTCCCCAAAGTCCCCAAATAATTAATAGTGTATTAAATGAATAATTGAAAATAAAGTAAGAGTATTTAAATATATAACCATTATTGTTTATAAAAGTGGTGACTATGGGGACTATTTCTAATAAACCGAGTTATATCAAGGGTTAAAGCAGTCCCCAATAAATAAATATAGTGGGTACTCGTTGGGTACTAGTCCCCACTTATACAATATGGAGGTAAAAAATGACAACAATTACAGAACAAGGGTATCAACAATTTAAAATGTTAAGCAATAATATGATGTTTAGAAAACATGTTAAAGATAGTCAAAATGAAATTACTAAAATTTTAATGAGTTTATTAATGTGTGCACCTACAAAAATGCATAAAACCATGTTCAGTAGAGTGCTCCTGATTCGAGATAAATATTATTTATATATTAGTGGTGGATCATTACATTTATTTACTAGAGATTTTAAAAGTGTGATTTCATTTAACGTTAAACAACCTAATCCAAAACATATTGATTACTTTACTGATGATTGGATAGTTGAAATTGATAATTTAAATTCTCTTAAAAAAGGTTATGGCAATCAGTTAATGAATGAAATTCTGAAAATAACTTCTGTTATGAAAGTTGATGTTTGTTTATGGACTGAAACCATTTCTAATACTAGATATTTTGAAAAATATGGTTTTGAAAGCATCGGTAAACGTGGAAGAGCAAAAGAAATTTTGATGATTAAGAGAAAAGAGGTATAACAACATGAACATAGAAATAATCGCAAACCAATTTGAAACAAGAGCAGGCACGTTATTAAGATATTACACAGGTTTATTAGAAAATAGCAGAAAAACACCGTTTGGATTCAAAATATATAACGATCCGTTTGATATGGTGTATGTGGTCATGGAAGGTAATTTGTACGGTCATATCTACATCAAAGATTGTAATGTTAGAAAAGCGTTTGAATTAGCGTCTCCTAAGCATACTGAAGGACTTATAAGAAGTATTGAGGGGCATTATGCAGGTTATGAAATACCAGATGGAACACATGACACTATTAGCGATATGATGGCTAGTTTTATGTTTGATAACGATTATTTTATGTATGGATTGGAAACATTCGCAGAAAGTAATAATACTGATATGCTCGAGTATATGGAAACAGATTTTGGCGTAGAAGAACTTGAGGGCATTCAAAATAGTAATGCAGATGTGATTGGTAACATTGAAGTGTTGTACCAGTTAGCAACAGGGATTAATGAACCAGCAACAGAATTAGTTGAGGGATTGAAGTTGGTAACCGAGTTTGTGCAAGACGAGAATGCTACACAAGACGATTACAAGACGCTAGAGCGTAAGTTAAGTGAATTGAAAGAATCGTACTACAGTGTGAGTAAGTAGGTTAATAAGGGGTCACATATAGTGTGTGGCTCCTTTATATAGTAGGAAAGGTTTAGGAAAGGTAAGTAATAAAAAGGGTGCGATAAGAAGGAGGTATTCAAGGAAAAATACCAAGTTTTATACAAGGTGTGAAGAAAATTAAAACTAAAAAAAGCTAAGTATTCAAAAATTCATAAGGGGCAAAACTACATTCTTAAATAGAACGTTTGTTCTTATTAGAAAGTTTGTGAAAGCGTATGAATATCATTATAAATATTGTTATATCAATGTTTAAGTTGGATGATAAGAAATAATTAAAATCAGTAAAATAGAGAACATAAGTTTGTGTTTTGAGTGTAAATTTAGTATAATAGAAATAAGGAGAAAAAGTTCAGAGCGAAAGAAATCATGTGTAAGAATCATTGAAAATTAGGGGACAACAAATACTAATATATAAGAGGTTTTGACATGATAAAAACGATAGAAAAACAGGTAGCTCAACCACCAACCGAATATTTAAGAGTTTATGATATTATTCAGAACTCAAATGAAAAGTATGTAACTAAGACTAAGATATTGAATCAACTAGGTTATACCCTAAATAAAGTTAATGATAGATGGCTTACACAAGTTATTACTAGTTTAATTATTAACTATCAATATCCAATAGGTTATAGCTATAAGAAAGATGCTAGGGGCTATTACATCATTAGAAATAAAGAAGATAAGCAACAAGCAATCTATAGTGTTAAACGCCAAGTATTAGGTGCGCAGACGCGTTTAAAAGCGTTAGAAGAAATAGAAGTATAAAAATAAAACTATGAAAGAGGTATAAGAATATGACAATGAAAACTGGAAGTGCATACGATGTATTATTTGATGATAGAAAATATAAGGATTTATTAGATAAGGTAGATCAATTTTTAGAAGAAACGTTCATTATGTACCAACGTGGATATAGAATGGATATCATTGATGAACAACAAAAACCGAAAGTAACTCAAATTGAAAATGAGTTTAAACAGTTTGCTAGTGACAAATTAAAACATATTGAATCACGTATGGATGAAATCGAAGAGGAATTAACAAGAGATGACATCGCAGAACCACAATCTGAATTAATTAGACGTCAAAATTTAGAGGCAAGATTATCGTTTTATAGTAATTCGGAAATTATGGATTACATTAGAGAGGCAGACGCAGAAAAAACAGATGTATTCGAATTAAGTTTGCTACAAAAAGCATTTGACCAACGTTTATCTGAAAGTGAACAAAGTCAAGTGTCATTCTCCTTAACGGCATTAAAACAATCTGTATTATATCCATTTGAAAACAATGAAGAACATGACAATCTAGCTTACCAGTTTAATGTGTTGAGACAAATTGGCATGGCAAATAATGGTTCAGTTATCACAAAAGATGATGAGGGTTACGTGGTCATTAAGCCTTTATCAGATAGATACAATGATCAATTAAAATATGCTAAAGCTAAAAAAGATGGTGCAAGACAACAAGCTCAATATAAAAAACAATACGTTTATAACAAATAAAACTAACTAGCGCCTATCCTTAATTGGGTAGTCTCATTCTATATTATTGGGGGTATTATCGTGCAGGAACATACTAATGAATCATATCAACAAACAAAGATATCTGAATATGAGTTATTAACAAAATATAATCCTAAATACATTAATTCTAAAATTAAGACGGCACAGTCACATATAGATGAGATGTATCATTTAAGTACCTCAATAACTACATGCGATGATATTATGGGAGTTATTTCTGTATCTTATCCAGTTGATAAGCTCGTGATTTGGATTAGTGAAACTAAAGATAATTTGAAACGTTTTAAAGGTGATTCAGCAATACGATTATATTTATTAAAGCAGGTGCTTAATACTTATACGAAAGAAGAACAACAGCAGGTGGTTAGATACATGCAATCACATGGTCGTATCAAAGAACACAAGCTCATTGAACGTTTGCAGGTAGATTTATATAACATTAGTCATGATAAGCCTTTAACAAAGGCTAGTGAGCCACAACATACAATGGTGGTGTGATTATGTTTGTTGGTGATAAAGAGACGCTTAAAACGTTTATATTAAACTACCATAATAATGTGGATGATGATTATAAGGATGTATCAGTTAATGATTTCTTTACGCTAAATGATGAAGTAGAAGAATATTCATATCAAAAGATTAATGCAGATGACCATATATTTATGAACGACCTAAATTTACTGGTTGATCGTATTGCAGATTTTAGAGAATACAATATTTTTATATTGCTATGTAATGGACGCACATTTGGAGATATAGCTAAAATACTAGAAATGTCTAAAACAAGAGTCCAACAGTTATTTGATGGTTTACTAAATAAAATAATAAAACAAGGAGCGTGATTCAATGGACAAACTAACGCCTAAACAAGAGCGTTTTGCAAATGAATATATGAAGACACTTAACGTTACTCAAAGCGCTATAAATGCTGGTTATAGCTCAAATAGCGCACACGTAACAGGTAGCAGACTATTGCGCAATGAGAAAGTAAAAGACTATATTCAAAGCAAGAAAGATAAGATTATAGACGATACAATTTTAACTGCAAAAGAAACGTTGTACCTACTTACGAAATCAGCTGTTGGTGATGAAACTGAAACTAAGGAAGTTGTGGTCAAGAAAAGCTCATTTGAGCGCAACCCAGACACAGGACGTATGAATCTTGTATACAATGAACATGTCGAAACGGTAGAAGTACCAATTAAGCCAAGTGATCGTTTAAAAGCACGTGATTTACTTGGTAGATACCACAGTATCTTTACTGATAAAGTAGATATGAATGTGGCGACACCAGTTTTTATAGATAGTATTGGTCAAGACGATGAAGAGAGTGAGCGAGATTTAAAAGAATTGGAAAATAATATCTAAATAGTGAGATTTAAGAAGGAATATATCTACTTATCTATGTTTAATACTTAAAAAAATGGCTATATTAGTGTAAGAGTTATGCATTTGTATAACTTGAAACACTCAAAAAACTATAGTTTTTACTACACTTATTTAAGATATGGTATTTATCTTCTATTTATTAAATAATTATTTTCCTTTAGATTTTCACCCAATCTCTTGTTATTAGAAAAGCTTTCGTTAACCATATCTTAATAAGGTAGTTTTTTTATTTTTGTAAAATGCTTCATTTGGGGTTATATTTATAAGAAGTTAATGTTAGATTAATATTAGTGAGATATTAATTACGTTCTCACGAGGCATTCTATCATCATTATTAGTTTTCTTTCGAAAGATAGTCCTAGTGGCTATCTTTTTGTATTGTGAAAATCTTTGTAAGTGTGTTATAATCTATGTCTAAAACCAAAACTTTTTACATCTAAAGTACTCAAAATTGAGTACTTTAGTTTCAAACTAAAGTTACGTAAATAAAATAGTAAATTTTTGCATTTTAGAGTTCAATATTATATTATATATATTAGTAATTGATAATCTCATATATTCGTTACTATTTAAGAACAGTTTATTTAACTGTTCTTATTTTTATGGTATTATATACAATACATGCAACCCTTTGTAGAAAGCTATAAAAAATCCCTGACTAGTTTACTTATGCATGTCACTGAGTAAATTTGACATACTTTTTAACTAAGAGTCATTGACCGTATCAGTTATGATACGGTTTTTTTATGAAATGATTGTCAAAAAATTGTAAATTAATGTGATTTCATCATTAGTAAAATAATGATACATTAAAATAGGAATATAAACGCTACAAAATAATTGTAGTGATTTTGCTTTGAAATATTCCCTCTTGTTTCTATTTGTATAAAAGGTAATCATAATGATTGCCTTTTTTTATTTAAACGGTATATTAAAATTTGTGTTTACGTATGATAATATGTTATATTTTAAATATCACATGAAATAAGCACTCATTAAATAACTTTTATATTCTTCCAACCACGTTCATTATGATCGTGGTTTTTTATTAGTAAAAATGTTATAATTGTACACGGGGCTCCCCAGCTCCATAATTGCTTACGCATTTAAATAGCTTTTCGCCACACTCAAATAAGAGTGTGGTTTTTTGTATTGAATAAGAATTGTAATGATCGAATCAACTGAATTTAAATAATAGTACAATAATAACCGTCGTACATATTGCATATAAAATAGTCCATAATGTGTAAATTATCTTATGATGGTGGTCTGTTAAATTAAATAACATGTATAGATAATAAGAGAACAGCAAAAGACAAATAAAACAGAGTACATATAGGCATACTATGACAAAGGTCAATGCACCATTACCTCACTAAAAATTCATCTATTTTTAGTTTAACAGATATTTTAATTTATTTAGTGAATACTATGTTTAAAATTTAAATTTCTAGGTATTATATGATCGTCCAACTTTGTTTATTTATGTTTTTTTGCGCTACATCTTTTAGGTGTAGTGCTTTTTAATGTGAGAAATCTATTTTGTTGCAATGGAGGAACGAGTTCGTGTGACTAAATATGTTTAAAATATAAGAAATCGGTTAGACAATGGTAGAGTCAATGGAGCCAGTTGGCTCTACCCCTTTGTATAATATTCATGAAAACCCCAACACCACTTTAATTAGTGGTGTTTTTTATGTTTAAATTATTAGAAATCGGTTATAATATCTGTAGAGCTGGTCACTCGTTTTTAAGATCTTCAATATTTTTTCAATCTTTAAAGAATACCATATCTATTTAAATAGGTATGGTATTTTTTTATGTTCTGAGAAACGTCCTGTGTTACAGTGGGAAGTGAGGAAGGCACATCTCATAGTGATGGTGATTTATGATGATTAAATAAGAAAAGCCTTACATATTATTGATTTTTGAGATGCATAATTTATAAAATATATAAGATAATGTTAGCCAAGATATACTGAAAGTAATACCCCCTAAAACATCAGATAAAAAATGAGCGTGAAAGTATAGTCTTGAGAAAAGAATACTAATCCAAACAAAAAGCAATATGCTTGTAAAAAGTATCTTTAATAAATTTCTTTTTAGATGTGGGACTAAAATGAAAATAATCATTAAAATAACTAATGTACTTGTTAGTGAGTGGCCACTAGGGAAAGAATATCCGGTATCTGCTAACAAATGATCATACGGTCTATGTCTATGTACAACATGCTTTAAAACAATGCCCAAAATCCCACCTATTGCAACGGTAGATAAAGACCACAACGAGAACAAGTAATGACGTTTAAAAAGAGCAACTAAGGAAATGATGATTGTAATAATTATAAAAGCCCCGATGTCTCCGTATTTAGCTGAAGCTGTCATAAAATCGTTAAACAAGCCATTGGAAAAATTCATATTTGGCTCTCCAAAGATTGTATTAAACCAATGAAGTGAGTTAATATCCATTGATTTTACGAAAGAATGTTTTGAAATAATAGAAATAATGATTATAGAGAACAGTACAGTACTGGCTAATGAAGTTAGGATAAGTAAGTAATTTTTATTTGATTTATTCATAGTAATTTCCACCTTTGACATTTTTAATAGTTTACTACGTTAAAGTGATAAATGAATCAGTACAAAGACCTATTTTTGTAACTAAGTAAAGATAGATGCTTAATATAAGTGTTTATATACATCAATTATCGTGCAATGTCTTAAGAGAATTAAAAAACGCTTGAAAAAAGGTGTAATATTAAAGTAGTTTGATTTTAAGGGCAAAAAAAGGGCATAATTTTGAAACAAAGGGCAAGAGTATGAACATGAAATTAATGATATTATAGCTTTGTACACTGTTATATAGGTGTTTTGATAGTGGGTGAAATGTTATAAAATGTAGATATATAAAAGAAGAACAATAATATATAGTTTATTGTCGGAACCTTGTAGGCTTAGCCTATGAGGTTCTTTTTTGTTTTCAAAAACTTCATGAGGGATATTTAATATATAAACAATGTGAATCTGAAGACTTTGAAATTTTCCATGTATGGAGTTGCTTAGTCATTTTTGTTAAGCTTAAAGTATACATAATGATTTATTGATATTTATGGGGTGATGGGTAATCAATTCTAAGGTGAATGAAGCAATTAAAGGTGTATGTATTAATTTAATGTTTACGTTTGCAATTGGTATTGCAATTACTTATTTTAACTTTGATTACGGTATTGATAATGCCTTTTTTCATTTTTTAGAAAAAATTAGCGTTGTAAAGTTCTTTGACAATCATTCTGCGAATACTGCAGTGACGCTAGGACTATTGTTAACAGCTTATGAAGTCATTGATACATTATTTTTAGAGGATGATGAAGAGGATGAAACTGAGCGCTCTATAAACGAAAAATAA